GGGCCGGGTGGTGGCGGTGGCATCGGCCTCAGCGGTGGCGGCGCAATCGGCCTCGCGATGGAGGCCGGCGGCGCGGCGCTCAACGGCCTGGCGCCCGGTGCGGGCCAGGCCGCGCAGACCGGCATCAAAGAGATCAGCCGATTGATCGAGTTCGGTTCTCAGGCAGTCGGTATCGGCGTCAACGGCGCCATCGAGACGCTGGTGCCGTTCGGCGGGTCGGAGATGGCCGCGAACAACTGGATCACCCGCATCGCGGGCGCGTTCGCCGGCGCCGCACCGGCATTGCCGAACCTCGCCGGCGATCAGGCAGGCCCGAGCGCCGAGCAGGTCGCCGGTGCCGACCCGAACGCCACGCAGCACGGGCAGGCCGCGGGCCAACAACCAGGCCCGGTGAACATCACGGTCAACAACCAGCGCGCCACCGAGGACGGCACGGGCCGCGACATCGCGTGGCACATGCAACAGGCCAACGTGACGCCAGGGAGGGGATGAGATGGCGACCAAGCGTTACCCGGCCGGACAGATCACCCCTCACGGCTGGTACCACGTCACGAAGGGCACCCGCCCGATGATGTGGCTCGAATCATGGGACAAGACAGCACGATTCGACTTGCTCGGCGGTTTGGCAGCGCCGTTCCACGACCCGACCGAACCCGAGTGCGTGGAGCTTGTGAGCCTCAAGGGTCTGATCGCGCCGTGGAAGCATATTCAGCAGAAGGGCGCGACGCAGGACGGCATCACGCATGTCGATGCGCTGCTCGATCCCAACGAAATCGAGATGGTCGTCAACTGTGTTGGGCGCACGCCGAATCACGCCGTCGAGGTGGCCCGCGATCTCATCGCGTCCATTGATGCCATCAACACCGCCACGGTCAATTTCCTGACGCCCGACCTCGGGCATTGGTGGTCGGATATTCGGTGGCTCAACGGCGCACCAACCGATCCGGTCAACATCGTGTCGCAGGGCAAACCGCTGTCGCTGCGGCTGCAAGGCGATGCCGGTTTGTGGCGGTCGTACGACCACGTGTCAACGTTCACGTTCTCGTACGAGGACATGACCGACACATTCACCGCGGATAACCGATCCACCCAGGATCTCGGTGACATTCCGCAGTATTACACAGGCAGCGGCGGCGGCTACTGCACGTCGAACGGCGACCGCATGATCTGGGTCGACGACCCCGACGACCCGTTCGGCACGCACTCACGGCGCGTCATCAACGGCCCGTGGCCGGATTTCGAGACCGCCACCAACAACCAGGTCATCTCGCAGGTTCACGGCACCGTTCAAGAGTGGTCGACGCCGAAAACGTCGTGCAACATTCTCGGCGGCCGGATGGGGCGCGACGAAGACGGCGCGTGGGATGGGTCCGGTGTGTTCGTCGAGTACGGCATCGGCTATATCCGGCTGTTCTACACAGTGGATTTCGAGGAAACCACCCTGCGCACCGAGCATCTGCCAATGCTCATCGCCCCGGCCCCGGGCGAAAAGTTCACCCTGGTATGCGGATACGACGGCGACCCGCGCATGTTCAAGGTGCTACGCAACGGCAACGTGATCCTGTCGCACAAAGAAACGGGCACCGGGTCGCCGCTCGGCCCAAACAACCGCGGCGTCGGTAACGGAATGTTCGCCGCCGCAGCTCTGCTCACGCAGGCCACCCCGGCGGCCATCCGCAAGATCTCGGCCGGCGACAACGCCTCGGTGACGCAGTCGGGATGGCTCGACATGGTCAACATCGGCGACCAGAAGATGTATTACGACTTCACCGTGTTCGGGCCGGGAACGTTCCGGCTCTACGACGGCCCCGGCAGTAACGAGTATGTCGAGTTTGGGCCGATCCTGCGGAACCAGATCGTGTTTCTGCGCACCGATCCGCGCGTGAACACCACCCTCGTGCAGGATCTCACGGTCACGCCGCCCTCGCCGCAGGACTTGAACATCTTCCAAGAGGCTGTTGCGAAGCTGCTCAAGGCAACCGGTGTGAACGGCACCGCGATGGAAAACCAGATCAAGTCGCTGTTCGGTATCCGCACCGCGCAGGGCAATCTCTACAAGTACCTCAAGGGCCGGTTCTCCGAGCGGGCCGCGATCCCGCCGAAACCTGCCGGCCAGCCGGCACCGACGTATCACGTCAAGGTCGAGATCGTCGGCGGCGACGCTGATTCCAAGATTATCGCCGCTGGGACACCGCTGCGGAGGTATCCGCTCTGATGGCCGTCGAGCAATCCGACCTCGATGTGTGGCGGGCCGCGGTCCAGTCCGGCAACCCGTACCGCATGGCGACGACCGCGCGGTGGCTGACCGAGAGGAAATCGAAGGTCGACACCGAGTTTCGGTTCACGGTGTGCGACAAGATGTGGCAGCCCATCGGCTACGTCGGCAACGACCTGATGGAAGGCTCGGGCGCGAGTCCGGTGAACGACACCCCGACCGGGCGCCTGGTGCTCAAGGGCAACAGCCCGTTGATCCCGATGTTCATGGACTGCCGCAACACCCTTGTCGGTGTCATCGTGGAAACCGCGGGTATCCGTGAGGCGTTCTACACCAAGGTTCACCGCTACCGGTACGAGAACAGCGAGTGGACGGGCACCGTTGAACTGCGCGGCATTTGGGACATCCTGAACTACTACGTCATCTGGCCGTCGTGGTGGTTACCGATTCAGGCGCAGCCGATCTCACACGCGGTGTTCATGTGGGCGTTGCAGACCGTGCTCGAGAACATGGTCGCCGAGTGCGCGATCCGGTTGCAGTCGGGCTGGCTCGAGTTCATCAACAACGGCCTGTCGTTGAACCCGCAACTCAAGGCGTGGCTCGGCACCGTGCTGCAGGCACTCAAACGTGACGGCCTGAGTGTCGACACGTTCACGCGCATGTTGCGCACCCCGATGTACGTCAAGCGGACGAACCCGTTCCTCGACACCAGTCCGATGGCCGCCGAAACGGTGCGCATGGAAACCGTTGGGCAAGTCATCAAGAGGATCACTCGGCCGTACGGTGTGACCGGCAGCGTCGACCTATTCCTGCCTGGTGATCCGCAGCCCGACCAGTGGGTGACCCTCGACCAACCGACCTACGTGTTCTCGACGCGCGACGGGTCGCAGATCGAGGGTCCGACGAAAACTGTTGCCGATTCGGTCATCCGACAAGTGGTCGACCTCGGCGGCGCGCTCGGCAGCATCTTCAAACCGGTCATCAAGCAGGTGCCCGGCATGGAGGGCGTGTTCTACGCGCCGAAGCTCGGCGTGGATTTCGAGCAGCCGTACGCCTACGTGGTGGCACCCGAACCGGGTGAGGACTCGTCGATCATCTCGTGCGAGATCGCCGACCATACGCCCGAGGGCTGGCAGCACATCATCGGCGGGCGCAGCCCAAAGTGGTTGAACGACTTGCTCAATGCGACGTTCGCGTGGGCCATCGACAGCCTGATGATCGCGGTCGGATTCACCGGCATTCCGAGCGATCTGCTGTCGGGTTTCCTCAACAATGCGTTCCTGGCGTTCCAGCTCGTGCAGCACTACGAGCGGCGCGACGAGGTCGGCCCCTACCACCCGGCCATCGAGCGGATGCATCCGACTGCGTCGGCGCCGTACAACGTCGAGACGATGTTCGCGTTCATCAACGCGCTGTTCGACTCGCAGGGCCACACCACCGCGCAAGTCACATTCCGTAACGGCGACCAATACGCGCTCGGTCGCGACATTTTCAAGGGCAGCCTGATGAGCCTGGTCTATCTCGCCAGGACTCGGATGGTGACCGACTACGTCACCAACTACGTGTGGCGCATCACGCCCGACGAGCGCACGGTCACCGTGCAGATGGGCGACGGTCGCCGGCACGAACCACCGCTCGCCAAGATCCAACGGTTCATCACCGAGGCGTTCGAGGCGATCAACGCACTCACACTGGCCCCACAATCCTGATGGGAGACAACACACATGGCATGGCCCATCGTTGACTACAACGGCGTCCCGCACTACCACGGGCAGGGCGATTTCTTCATCCCAGTCGACCCGTCGACCGGCATGGCGGTCATCATGCTGCGCCAGGACGGCGGCATCGCCTCGGGCATCGTCGGCGTCGAGAAAGGCGACCCCGGTGTGCCGCCGAATTTCGACCCCGACATTCCGGTCACCGAGCTGGCGCACGACGACCCGACCCCAGCGTCGGGCACGTGGACGCAGATTTCGCCGCCGAGCGGTGACGACCCCGGCGTATGGCAGATGAGTCTCTCGCTGCACGGCCCCGCGCCGGCCGAGGCCGGCGGCGGCAGCATTCCGACGCCGGCCGATTTCGGCGGTGGCACCGCGGGCCAGGTGCTCGCGGTCAACAGCGACGCAGACGAGTTCGAGATCGTCGACCAGAAGATTCCCGAGGTGTTCTACCCGGGCGAGATCGACAACGTCGGGTCGGGCAACGTGAACGCGACGCTGTGCCCGATCTCGATTCCTGCTCGGCCGTGGGCGCGGCGCGTGCGGGCGCAGGGCTACACCGTGGTGACCGGTGAGGCCGCCGATGTGCGCGTCGACCTTGTGGCGCGGCTCAAGAACGAATCGGGCGGCAACATTGTTGGTCACTGCATCGGCATTGCCGCCACCGAGCGGCTGATGTTCGCACCCGGCAAGCCGATCAACCCGGGCACCGTGTCGGACTCTTACGACATCCTCGCTGCGGGCGAGAGCGCCACTCTGTACGTGCGGCTCGAACGTAAGGCCGGTTCCTCGACCTACACCGCGTCGGCGTCGGCGTCGATGTTCTCCGCTGAGGTGTGGCCGCTCTGATGTCCATCGAGATGCCTGATTGGGCGTCGAACATTCCCTCGGCGCCCATCCACCAGACGCGGCCAGGTTCGGAGATCACGCGCCCGTTCACCGCTCAGCAGCTGCACGAACTCGGCGGGCAGTTGGTCGAGCAGTTCCTCAAGCAGGTGGTGCTCGCGTTGGCCGGCATATTCGTTCCCGGCAAGCTCGGTGCGGCGTTCGATCAGCTCAAGGACTGGGCCGACGACCTCGGCGACCGCATCATCAGCGACATCAACGACAACGCCGGAATCGACCTGTCGTCGTGGGAGGCGTTCATCGCGTCGCTCGACGACGACCGGGGCATCGACCTGCCGTTCCTCGCCGCGTTCATCGCTGGGGCGCAACAGTTCTTCGGCGCAATCGACTTCACCGACCCCGATTTCGATCCCGAGGACGCGGCGCGCGAGTTCGTGCGCACGATCGTGCAGCCGTTCCTCAACATCGTGTCGCGGATCCTGCCGGGGCTGTTGGGTCCGCTGCCGATTGGGCTGCTGACCGACGAGAAGCTCACGCTGCTCCTCGAGGGCGGGTTCGACGACCCGGTGACCATCGTCGAGGGTTCGGGGTGGACTCATGACGCGACCGACGGCGCCACAACGCCCCTCGGCTGCGCCGTGGTCGAGTGCGACGGGCAGTGGCACGTCATGAGCACCGAGCCGCAGCCTGTCGCGCCGGGGTGGGTGCTCAAGGCGGGCGCGCAGGTCAAATACGAGGACGTCGAGGCCGAGCCCGAGTCGAACGCTGTGCGCATCGAGCTCGTGCCCTACAACGGCGACACACCCGGCGCGTCGGTGTGGCTGGCGAGCGACGAGTCACCGTCGGGCTCGCACGACTGGGACGAGCTCAACGCCTGGGGCAGCTACACCGTGCCCGCCTCGGGCGTCACTCACGTGTCGGTGCAGACGGTCGTGTCCGACGAAGCCACCGCTGGCCGAGTCAAGGTCGACAATGTGTATTTGCAAGCGACGCAGAAGATCCCGCAGGGGTTCACCAAGGACCTGCCCGAGGATCTGGCGTCGCTGCTGAATTTCGTTCGCACATGGGTGGAATCAGCACTGTCGGCGTTGGGCATCACGCCCTCGGGCAACTTGCTCGACGACATTTTCGACCTGTCCGACGAGATCGAGTGGATCCGCGACCGCGCGCAGGAGGGCGTGCAGGACGCGGCTGAAGCGTTGTCGAACCTCGCGACGTTGGCGAACAACCTGCTGCACAACCCCGGCGCGGTGCTGGGGCAGATCGGTCAGGACTTGGTGGAGAACCTCGAGGACGACCTGGCCGACGCCGGTGATGCCATCGCGGATGTGTTCGATGACATCCGTGATACGTGGAACCGGATTGTGGGCGGGTATCGACGTACTGCGGTGACGGGCCAGACTAGCCAGGACGTCGAGGAGATCATGGTTTCGGTCGGCCAGGAGATTCTGGTCGCGCAGGAGTCGACGATCACGCTGGCGAACCAGGCCAACGCGCCGAAGAACGTCGCGTACTGGGAGACGCCGAACCCGTTCGAGGACGTGTCATTTCCGCGAGCGTTGTTGACTCCGGAGCCGTCGTTTTCCATCTCTGGGTCAACCGAGACAGGTTCTGGGCTTTCTGTCCTCGACGCAAACTGGAATGCCGAAGAAAGAGATGCGGTGCGTAACCATACGCACTCCATCTCCAGTGCTTCGCTGACGACAACATGGAACCGTCCGCGCTACACGATCGCCGCTGGGACGCTGGCGCTCTCAGCGGTGCGGGTGAAGCAGGACCGGCTGATCAACATCGCCCGGTTCATCGCCGGTGGCGACACTCCGCCTGCGACGGCGCTGTACGTCGGCCTGTACGCCATCGACCCCGAGACCGGGGACATGGCGCTAGTCCACAACTTCGGCGATGTGAAGGGCGACATCGCCACCGGGTCGGGCCTGTACGAGACGCCGTGTGAACTGCCGGCCGATGTGCTGGTGGACGCGGGGACGTTGTTCGCGGTCGGCATCCTGCCGGTCGGTGGCTCGTTCACTGTGGCCGCGATTCGTCGTCAGCCGATCACCACGTCGGCGTTGATCTATCCGCAGGCCGCGACGGAGCTGCTGACCAGGCAGTCCACGTTGCCGTCGACGATCACCGAGTCGGCGTTGGCGCACACGGCGACGCACCGCGTCTGGGTGAGCGTTGGGCAGGCGGTGGAGTCGACACCGGAGGACGCGAGCCCGGTGACTATGAGCATGACTTTTGACGTGTCGAACACGAGCAACTGGTCGTCGCCGTCGTTCCAGCAGATCGGCACGTCCGGGAGCCGGTTCGGTATCGACAGCGGCGCGATCTACTGCGCGTCGGACCTGTTGGCGCTCGGCGAAGAGGTGCACTGGCGGTCGGCGCTGTGCCTGACGCCGGTGCACACCAACGACATGTCGGCGACGATCACGCTCGCAACCCAGTTCAACGCCAACACATACGGCTACACCACCACGCGTGCATATGTCCGGTGCAACAGCAGTGGCACCTCGGGCGTGGCCATGCACCTGGACTCCAACGCGACCGGGAGCCTGCGGATCCGCATCGCCAACATCTCGAATATGACCTCGTTGGGCACCGTGCGGGCCACGGCCACTACCACGTTTGTGCCAGGCGATGCCCTGGAAATCCGGGCGACCGGGTCGCTCTACAAGGTGTACAAGAACGGCGTGGCGGTGCCGGGCGCGGAGTGGGACGACACCGACGAAATCGTGCCGGTCGGCAAGGCTTGGCGTCGCCATGGCCTCGGCCTCGGCAACCGTAACGTCAGTGCATTCACGACGTACCGCACGGCCTACATTGACCGGTACGTCGCAGCTGACCTGGTGGCCTGATGCCCTGGTCCCCCAACCCGACATCCCCGCAGCGGCAGCACCGAACGGCGTGGTTCCCGACGCCGCAGACACCCGCGCCGGTCAATCACCGACCCGCGTGGTTCCCGTGGTATCGGTTCACCGCAACCGATTCCGGTGTCGGCGAAGACGGCGCGCTGATCGTGCCGCGCCTGCTCGCCGCCGACACCGGTATCGGTACCGATGTGGCATCGCTGCCGCGCGTCGGCACACTCGGCGTCGACACCGGTCTCGGCGCTGACTCGGCGCTGACCGTGCCCGAGCTGATCGGGCTCGACTCGGGCGTCGGCGTCGACGAGGCGGCGGGCATCGGGTTGCACGGCGTCGACTCGGGCGTCGGCGCCGACAGCGCGAGTTCGATGAAAGCCGGTATCGCAGTTGTTGACTCGGGCGTCGGCGCCGACATGCTCGCCGAGCTCAAACCGGGTTTCATCGGCACTGATTCGGGTCTGGGCGCCGACTCGGGCACGATCGCGTTCACGCCGATGGCGGCGGTCGAGACGAGCTACACCGCGCCTGGCGCGTACACCTACAAGATCCCGGTGTGGTGCAGGTACGTCGACATCGTGCTCTGTGGGTCCGGTCGCGGCGGCAACGGCAATACCGGCGTGCTCGCCGGTGCCGGTGGTAACGCTGGCGGCTGGGCGGGCACAACGCTCGAGCGCGGCGTAAGCATCGGCTGGGAAATCATCAACATCACGATCATCGTTCCCGACGGCGGCAACGGCGGCAACGGCGTGATCATCGGCATCGGCGGCATGGGCGCGAACGGATCCGCAGCGACCGCCTCGATCGTTTCCGGCTCGCCGTTCCTGTCGGCGCCCGGTGGTTCTGGTGAACGGTCTGGTAACCAAAGTGGTGGCAGCCCGGGCAACTACACGTATAGCGGCTGGAAAACGTTCACCGGTGGCGCTGAGACGACCTCGGGCAACGGCACCGCTGGCAATCCGCCAGGCGGCGGCGGTCGCGGCGGCAACGGCAACATCATCGGCAGCAACAGCGGCGGCAAGGGCGCCCCGGGCGCCGCGTATCTGAGGGCGAGGCAATGAGATACGGCGTGGCATTCCCGACCGCGTACAGCGAATTCGGCGGGACGAACGAGGTCATCGAGTTCGGCAGTGAGCACACGGCGCAGGCGTTCATCGACACGGTGCAAACTGTCGTCGGCGTCGTGCTGACACTCGTGCGATTCGACTACTCCACCTACGAAACCATCGGCTGAAAGGCAACGACATGGCAACCTATGAAGCAGCACACCGGCGTGCCTGCGCGAGCGCGATCTGCGCGCTCGGCAACCGTATCGGACTGTATTCCAACAGTACCCGCGTCGGCACCGTGTATGGAGACACCACCTGGGGCACACCCGTCGACATCACCGAGGGCGGCGTCGACAAAGCGCAGGTGACCGGTTCGACGGTCACAATTACCATCCCGGGCGGCACGGTGTCGAACGGCACGGTCATTAACGGCTATGGCGTGTTCAACGGCTCGACGTTGCTACGCCGCGAAAGCCTACCCGCGAGCATCACCGTCAACGACGGGTCGCAGACGTTGAACGTCGACGTGACACCACGATTCAAGTATCGCGGCGAATGATGGACCGCTACACAGTGTTCGGTATCGAAAAACCGTTCCCCTGGGCAGGTCTCGGTATCGGACTGCTCGGCGGCCTGGTGCTCACCGGTCTGCTCTCGTGGGCGTTCGCCACCGGCAGCGTGGCGCTCGTCGAAAAACTCATCGACGACCGGCCCGACTTCTGACCTCCTGATTCCATCGACCCCGCCACCACGAGGTGTGCGGGGTTTTTCTCTGCCCGAAAGGACAAGCCCGTGGCTGAAAAGCTGCTGCCGTACGACCGCAGCATCGTCCCGCAGGAAATCGGCTACTGGTGCGGCCCCGCGGCGACGCAGGTAGTGCTGAACTCGCGCGGCATCATCAAGGCCGAATCCGACCTCGCCCGCCAGATCGGCACCACCACCCGCGGCACCGACTACGTCGGCCTCATCGAGCGGGTACTCGACCAGATCGTGCCCGACGCTCGCTACACCTCGGTATACATCGAGAACGACCCGCCGACCTCGGCGCAGAAAGAAACCCTGTGGCGCAACCTCGTTGCGTCGATCAACGCCGGGTACGGCGTCGTCATGAACTGGGTTGCGCCGCCGAGCAACAAGCCGCGCGGCGTCAAAGGCAGTGTGTCGCCGTCCTACTCGGGCGGCACCACCTACCACTACGTGGCGGCGATGGGTTACGACGACAACCCGGCCGCCCGCGCGGTGTGGATCGCCGACAGCGGATTCCGGCCCTACGGCTATTGGGTGAGTTTCGACCAGTGCGCCACCCTGATCCCACCGAAAGGCTACTGCTACGCCGCCGCGCCGGCCGCCCCCGCGGCACCCTCGACGCCCGCGCCGGCCGTCGACGCGGTCACGCTGCTGGCGCAAGCGATGAGTCCAACCGAGGTGTCGCGCGAGACGTTGGCGCTTTATCTGCCGCACTTCGCCGAGGCGATGCGCGCTGCCGAGATCACCACGGTGCGCCGCGCCGCGGCCTGGTGCAGCCAGGTCGGCCACGAGAGTGCCGGGTTGCGCTACATGGCCGAGATTCAAACCGATGGCCCCGGGTGGACCGAGGACCGTAGACGGTACCGAGGCCGCGGCCCGATCCAGCTCACCTGGTCGTCGAACTACCGCGAGTTCGGGCAATGGTGCGCCGCACGCGGTTACGTCACCGACCCCGAACTGTTCGTCAAACTGCCCGAGCTTGTCGAGCAGCCGAGGTGGGGATTCCTCGCCGCGTCGTGGTACTGGCTGCACGGCGGCCCGAAACCCGGCCAGATCAACGCCTACGCCGACGCCGGCGACATCCTCGCGGTGTCCCGCTGCGTCAACGGGTGGATCGAGGGCACGAACCCCGTCGGATGGCCCGACCGGCAGGACCGCTGGAACCGCTGTCTCGCCTTGGGCGACCAACTGCTCACGCTCGCAACCACCACCCCAACAGATCCCCTCGAGGAGTTGCTCATGACCAACCTGCGAGTCCCATCAATGTCGATCTACGCCACCCCGGGCGAGCCGGACGTGCCGATCATCGACATGATCCGCGCGCTCGACGCGCACGGCGACCACGAAAGCTACGTCGAGCGCCAGGCGCTGCTTGGCGACACCGACGCAATCGCACGCATCGTGCGCACCGCCGCCGGCAAGGGCAAGTACGGCAACGCACCCGGCCCGGTCAACCAGGCCAAAGACGCGCTCAAGCAGATCGAGGCCGTCAACCCGGCGGCCCTCGAACAGTTCCTCGCCAACCAGAAAGGCACCATCGCATGAACCCGAAGATCGCGCAGACCATCTACGCTGCCGGCACCATCGTCACGAGCATCATCGGCATTGCCCTGATCTGGGGCGGCATCGACGCCGGCACCGCGAACAGTCTCAACCAGATCATCGGCGGTGTAGGTGTCCTCGTCGGCGGCAGCAGCGTCTCGACCACCGCGGCGGTGCGCGTCATCAAGCAGGCCAAGGACGGGCTGTTCACCAAGGCCACGCCGGCCGACGCGGCAATCACTGCCATCGAGCAGACCGTGCAAGCCGCGAACGATGCCAGCGCCGAGGTCGAGCGCGTCAAGCAGGCCGCGTCCGACGCGCTCGGCACCGCGCTCGACTCGGCGACGTCCACCCTCGGCCCGTTGGCGCAGCAGGCCGTCGACCGGGTGCGGCTGCTCGGATGATCGACACGCTACGTTCGGCCGTCGACGTTGCCGCCGAACTGTACGAGCCTGACGACACCATCGGTCTGCTCGGCCTGGTCGTCGCCAACGGCGGGTCCATCATCGCGGCCATCGGCACCATCGTTGTCGGTGTCATCACCGTGCGAGGGCAGCGCAAGGGCCGCGACCGGTGGTCGAGCGACCGGGAAACCCTGCGCGAGATCCACGAGGAAACGGTGAACAGTCATCGCGGCAAGTCGAACATGCGTGAGGATCTCGACCGGGTGCTCGCCGGCATCACGGCGCTGCAGCACGGGCAAGAGCTGCAAGCCGCGGCGATCACCGCGTTGCAGCAGGGCCAAGAGGCGCAGGCTGCGGCGATCAGTGAGCTTCGGCGGGGCCAGGAGGCGCAGACCGTGGCTACTCGTGACCTACAGCGCGATGTCGGCGGCATCCGCGAAGAGATCCGGACCGAGCGCCGAGAACGCATTGCAGGGGACGAACGGAACTGCGCTTGCTGCAAGTAGTCTCGACTTGCTCACTCAGAACCGCTATAGAGCGACCCGGCCGAGGCCGAGGCGGCTTTGGGCCAAAGCCCGTTGGCGGCCCGGCCGGACCCGCTCTGGCAGCTTCACTCACCTCGGCGGCCAGAAGCTGGTCCCAACCAATCGTTAAGCGCAGAGAGTACGGTGCGCACATCCTCCAGGGTACGTAGGTCGATTGCCATGTCGCCAATCCCGTGATGCCCCTTACCGCTGAGGTCGATGACCCCACTCAGCCCGCAGTAGTTGGCAGTGTTCAGCGGCACGACAACACGAACGAAGTTCTGCCGCGGAAGTATTGACGCATAGACCTGAGACCGCGACGCTAAAACGCCGTTGGGCTGACGCGCGTCGAAACGACGATAGCCGATGTACTCCGAACGAAACACGAGTTGTGAACCCGGATTCGCGACACGCAATGAATGGTCGAGTTCTACGAGCACCTCGATTGCTTCCGGGTTCATACTGTCGATAAATGACTGTGCTTCTGCGTAATCAGTGATCGGTCGCGTGCCCAGTGCCGACTCCAATATCGACACTGGGCTTACACCGGCCCGCTTCGATGCCGCGGTCAGGAACATGCTGATAGAAACAGGTACGCGCAGTGTGAAGGCAGTGGTTCGTTTAGTCATCGTGGCGGCTTGAATGCGGCGATAAGGTCACGTGCATCGTCGCTATCCATCAGCAGTTCGTCCAGCACTTGACGTTGAGCAGCCTCTCTCTTCTCTTGCGCCGCACGTTCATCTTCCTCCGCCTGCATTATCTTGCCCACGATGGCGGACTGCGTCTTGCGGTCTGGCATCGGCAATTCGAGCTTGGAGGCCTGATCCCAGTCGATGCGTGTACGTCCGATTCCGGTACTCAACAAGAGCATGTCTGCGCGTGCAATCGGTGAGCGCACGAGTGACCAGATGACCCGTACGTCCGTAGTGCCTTTGGTGCGACACACCGTGTACTCGTTCGTAACGACATGTCCGTCGAGATTCTTAGGTATTACAGCCACAGCCCCGTGGATTGCGTTGATGTGGCTAATCACCAGATCGCCCTCCCGCACGACATAGAGCTGGCGGTAGTTACTATCGGCCGCCTCAATTTCCTCGCCGGATTCGGCGAAGCCATCGTACCGAACCCGCAGATGGGTGAAAGTGGAATCGGAGTCAGCGGTGTCTATGACATCCTCGGGACGGCTCGCGTATACAGGCTCGATCAGATCACCCAAGGTGGTGATGGTCAGACCCGATTCCTTCCACGTTGGTGTTCGGGTTCCGGGCTTAGGTAGAACGGCTTTCACATCCATGCGACCTGCGATGGCTGCCGCCGGCACCGTCCATTTCCCAGCGCTCGGTTTCCCGGCTCTGAAATCAGCGTATAGCTGGACCACCCTTGCAATTTCCGCGTCCGCGTCTTTACGGCGCTGCTCGTCGATCGGGAGCACGCGTTGCCTCGGGGAGTCATCAATACCCACGGCTGTGCAGTAGTACATGAAGACGGGCGGCTGGTCTTGCTCAAGTTCAGGATCGCGCTTCTCCATAAGCAACAGCGAGGTCTTCACCCGGGCTTGCGACCGCTGAAACGCATCGCCAGGCAGTGATATGACGGCACGAATGAGAAAGTGCTCACGCAGCCAGTCGCGTGTCCTCGCGTAGGAGTCGCTGCCGAGTATGCCGTCGTCAACGACGGACACCAGCAGGCCACCTGGAACAAGCAGATCGTGGTACCGCTCAAGAAACATGACGCTGGAGCGAAGACTGCGAATCGGTCGTCGCCGTCCACCAACATTATCGAACGCAAGATCGTAGCTATCGAGAAGCTCAGCTTCGGGTTCTTGGGCACGGCTGTACTCTTTAGCGAAGGGCGGGTTCGTTAATACCACGTCGGCGAAGCCATTCCTGTGGTCTGCGAGCAGCCTTCTGAATTCCCGTTTCTCCCCTTTGAGCTCAACGTCGTCGTTGTCCAGCGGCTTCGTCGCCTTATCCAGGGCATCGAGCTGGTAGATACGGCTCCCACCGTCGCCGTGCAAGTACATGTTGATGCGTGCGATTCGGGCGAGTGCAGGGTCCCGCGCAACATCAACGCCATAGAGACTTCGCTCAGCGACAATCTTCTTCTGCCGTTCACGTTCAGACTTACTCAACGACGCGTTGTTGTCGATCTTCTGCCACATCTCGGTGAGCGCCTCGATGAGGAACCCTCCTGTGCCGCAGCAGGCGTCGAGTACTACATCGGTATGGTCAGGCCCCGCGCGAAGTCCGGCGATCCGCGTAGCAAGCTTCGCGACGCTGCGTGGAGTGAAGTACTGCCCAAGGTCCTTGCCTCGCAGCGTGGCATTGAGGAACGTCTCGAACATCCGCCCGTTCAAGTCGGTGTCGATGCCGTAGAGGTCAGTGTTCTGAAACCTGCTGGTGATGGACTTGATGGTCTCGTTCGAGAGCTTTATGTGCTCACCCGGCGCGAAAATACGCTTCTTGGTTCCCTCCTGAATCTCAGTCTCCAACCCGCTGAGCAGATTCGTGAACTGGACTGCGTTCATGGGATTCGGATGGTCGCTCTCTAGCGCCTCGATCCACCTCCTCGAGAACTTCACCTCAGAAGAGGGCACGGTAATAGAGCCGTCGTCATTAACCTTGGCGTGAGGGTTGTTATGAACTTCCCTGTCTGACAACAACTTCAGAAAGATAACTTTCACAAACTCCATGAACGCGGAGCCGTAGCTCAGATTTTCACGTCGGTATATGTATCTGTGCGCCCACGCAAAGTCGCTGTTGAGTTCGGATACCGACCTGCGGTGCAGCGTCATCTTGTCGGAGGTCTGGTCAGTCGATCTTTGTGCGGCGAAAGACTGTGGAGACAAGAGGAACTGGAGGTCTTTGAACTTCTGGCTACCCTCAACGAAATCCTCGAACTTGAGTCGCATGAGCGGCTCGTCGCTATCCCACGCATATACATCGGTCGATGCTCCGTTGGTGAGCATGAAGTATTGGACAGGGTTGCCCACTTCCCGACGATTCAGTTCAAGACAATAGCTGGCGCATTGACCAACCCAATCATCCAGGGCTTCTGTGACAGCCTTGGCGTCGCATACCCACCGAACCTTGCCGCGATACTTGAGCGCATAATCGGGCCGATAGTTCACCTTCCTGCGTCCAAGGCTTACCGACAGCGACTGCAAGCTCGCCTTCGGCGCGATCTGCGAGTCTTTGTACCCAAGTTCGGCCAGTAGTCGGCTGGCGAAGAACTGTTCGACAGAGGCTTCATTATCAAGGTCGCTGAGTTGGCAGAACATGTTTCTACGCGGCTTCGCCATGCCGTGATCGTAGGTGGATTTTGATGGTACCGTCAATCATTCTCGGCGGCACCTGCTCCGTTTCCTATGGTTCACCCCGTAGACGACCACTCGACGAAATCAGATCAATCAACCACCGCGGGTTAGGGTGGCCCCCTTCGTGCAGCCAGCTCCGCCGCCAGAAACTCGGCCGAAGCTAGCCGCTCATCCAACAGCCCGTCGATCACCCGAACCGAGCACCACGAAACCCGCCGATACGCCGCGAGGGCCTGGAGCTCGGCGTCGATCACCTTAACGGTTCGCATGACAGTTAGACGCGCGCGAGGCGTGAACGGTTCCCTCGGCGGCAGATCGTCAGCGCCGGTTTCGCAACGTGTGTTGTATGGCGAACGCCGTCCAAACAAGCGTCCACATGCCACCCCACAGCATCCACAGGATGGCGAACGCTCCAACGTCGGCCCCGGCGCCACCGGCCATTGCCAGCAGCGGCAACCCAACCGTCGCGAGGAGCGAGAAGAACGCCAGCAGCGCGAACCCGTAATTGACCGTGAACCGACGATCAGCGATCTGCGCGGCGACGGCCGGCGGCGCATAGTGCTCGGTCCAACGCTGCCCATCCCAATAGCGTTGTCCCCCACTACCGGCCGGATCGGGATACCAGCCGGGCGGCGGTGATGGTGGAACGTTCTCCATGCCGCCGCATAGTAAACGCCGCCGGCCTCACCGACGGGAAAAGGGTCAGCTCGCGACCGACAGATCTGGTCGCGTCTGCGTGATCCGCGGCCGCAGTGCTCGCCACGGGTCGAGCGAGGTGATCGCGTCATGCAGACGCGCGTCGGGCACCTTCGTATAGATCTGCGTCGTCGCGATGGACTTGTGACGCAGCAGCTCTTGCACGACGCGAATGTCTGCACCGTTGTCGAGCAGCGTCGTGGCGTACCAGTGCCGCAGACAATGCGGTGTGCCGCGCACCCCAGCTCGCCGCATCGTGCGGCCGATGATGTCGGACACCGATTTCGACAGGATGTGCTCGCCGTCGTTCCCCCGCATCGGGAACCACCACCCGGCGGCCGGCATCTCTGATGCCATCTCGATCAGCAGCGGGTGTAGCGGAACGGACTTCAGCCGCTTGCCCTTGCCTTTGACCCACAGCACGCGTGACGCCAGGTCGAAGTCTTCGCCGCGAATCTTGGCAATCTCGTGGACTCGCAGACCGGCCAACAGGGCGAGCAGAATCATGCGCCGCGTCGAGGTCCACATGCGGGCCTGCAGCAACGTCGCCACGTCGGCGTCGCTGATTGGACGTGGCTGGCGGTCGGGCAACCGGGGCGCCCCGACTTTCACCATCGGGTTGTCCTCGCGCCGGTCGGTGAGCTGCAGCCACTTGAACCAGGCCGATAGGTAGCTCGTATAGGTGTAGGCCGTCGAGTCCGACCACTCTTCGTGGTCGGCGATCCATCGCACGAGGTCGGCGGCGCGAATGCTGATCGGCTGCTCACCGGTCTCGACGTGCAGTAGATGGATGACGCGCAGTCGCTCGTCGATAGTGCGTCGTGACAGGCGTTGGGCCGTTTGCCAGATCTCCCAGTCATCAAGCCCGATGGTCGAGATGTGCATTTGTGTCACGGCCTGACATTTTTTGGTTTCGGCGGCGTCAACTGCAATTCCATTTACGGTGCTGTGGCCCCGCCGCGCTCTGCCCGTAATCATCCCCTACGCAGCCGAGTCGCGGGTGCCAGCAGTCCTACGGACGCGAAAGGGACGGACTACGGTCTGGTAATCCGCAGGTCCCAGGTTCGAGCCCTGGTGGGGGCACAAACTCTCTTCTCGACCTCGGCAGTTCCGAGGTTCGGTGGCGACTGCAATATCCCGTGCGCGGTTCGGCGTTTTCCTATGATCACGACGAGGAGACGCCATGGACCGAATCGCTGGGCTGGATCTTCACCTGGACCGCCCGGCCGGCAGGACCCGTGAGGGCCTCATGGACGCCATCCGCGACGCGATCCGATCGGGCCGGCTGGTCTCGGGCACCCGCCTACCGTCGAGCCGCGCCCTGGCGGTCGACCTCGGCATCGCGCGCAACACCGTCGCGCGCGCCTACGCCGAGCTGATCGCCGAGGGCTGGCTGACGTCCCAGCACGGTTCGCACACCACGGTCTCGCCGCGCGCGGCCGAGGCGGCCCGTTCGGTTTCCCCACCGCCGAGGCCGCGGGCACCCCGCCGCCTCGACCACGACCTGCGCCCCGGCCATCCCGACCTGTCCTCGTTTCCGCGCGCGGAGTGGAG